GACTTTATAAACGGAGGACCAAAACAATGACAATAGAACAATTAAAACAAGCCCTTGACGTATGCAGTGAACACGAAGCGTGCGAGAATTGTCCGGCGCGCGAATACTGCGGCGATTTGGGAATAGTAACCGGTGAAGCATTGAGCGCAATCGAAAGGCTCGAAGCTGAAAAGGAAATTCAAACAGCACCAGAAAGCGACAACAATCAATCGGAAATACGCTTGATAATTGAAGCCAAGCCGCCGTTTGTGGAAATAGTAAAAGTGCTTGCGGACACATTCGCGTTTGATACTTCCGAAGAGCTAACCGCAATAGTAAATGAAGCTCTGAGCGAGGACGAAGAATTAAGTAAATTATTTTCGGTCAGAGTGGAGGTCGCGGGCAAATGAGAGAAATACTTTTTAGAGCGAAAGCAATCAACCGCGATCCCCGAATGCAATACCGCACGGACTACAAAAACGGCGATTGGGTTTATGGGTTAGTAAGCAGCGATCGCAAATACCACGACACTCACTTTACAGAAATGACGAACATCGACGGCGTAAGCGGTATAGACGTAGACCGTGAAACTGTTTGCGAATATACGGGGTTAACTGATAGAAACGGCGCAAATATATTCGAGGGCGATATTGTCAAAATAACCGACAAAATCGTTGACGCGACATATTACGCGCGGGTTGAATTCGGCAACCCTAACGCACAGTATAATTGGGGCTTTCAGTTAGTACCGTTATGTAAAACGCCGTTTGCAGTAGATATATTGCATTGGGTAGATATGGAAGAAAGCGGGGCTTTTATTGAAATTATAGGCAACATATATGACAACCCCGAGCTTTTGGAGGTAAAGGAATGAGCGGGCGCGAATTAAAGCCTTGCCCGTTTTGCGGAGGTACCTCGCTGAAAATCGAAAGCAAGCACAACGGGCAATGGAGCGACACGGGAACGCACAGCGCGACGGTTCGGTGCAATAAGTGTCACGCGAGAGGTGGCACAGCAAGCAGCAAGGCGGGCAAGAATGTTTACACAGCGAGCGAGGAAGCCAAAAACAAAGCGATCGAGCTTTGGAACGGGAGAGCATAATATGAGAGATATTATTTTTCGCGGCAAAGACAAGGACGACGGCAAGTGGTACGAGGGCGCATATAGGCGGTATGACGATACAACATATTGCTTCAAAGAGGACTGCGACCGCCACCCCGAAAACACGCACCACACAATCGTTTTTTCGCGTATGACCGATTGGGGTTTACCGAACCAACACTTACAAGCCGAAGCGATACCCGAAACTGTCGGGCAATATACGGGCTTGCAAGACAAGAACGGCAAAAGGGTATTCGAGGGCGATATTTGCAAAGTGGTGTATCTCGACAAGCGATGCAGCTCAAGCGGTGAACGCTACGAGGGAGAATTTGAGCTTATAGAAGAAGTTGCGTTCAAAAACGGCACGTTCTGCTTTAAGACAATGATTGAAGATATCGCTATGTACCGTCCGATCGGCTTTGAAATCTACGAAAAGCAAAAAATAAAAGATTTTGAAGTTATCGGCAATATACACGACAACCCCGAGCTTTTAGATTATGACGGTTCAAATACATAAAGGCGATTGCCTCGAAATAATGCCAAGCATACCGAACAAATCGGTCGATATGATACTTTGCGATTTACCTTATGGAGCAACGCAAAACAAAGCAGATAAGCGAATATCATTCGACTTGCTATGGAAGCAATACAAGCGAATTATAAAAGATAACGGTTGCATCGCGCTCTTTGCGCAAGGCAAGTTCTATGTAGATTTAGTCAACAGTAACAAGCGAATGTTCAGATACGATTTAGTTTGGAATAAGGGGCTTACAACGGGCTTTCTAAACGCCAAACGAATGCCGTTACGACAGCATGAGCAAATAGCAATTTTCTATAAAAAGCTGCCTACATACAACCCACAATTTACGCAAGGGCAACCGCAGCACAGCAAGGGAACAGCATACAAAACCAAAGAGCTGCGAAACGACAATTACGGTAAGTACGATGCGATTGAAGATACCCGCAAAGGGGCAACCGAAAAATACCCGATAAGCATACTGCAGTTTGTAAAGCCGCACCCGAGCAAAGCGCGACACCGTACAGAAAAGCCCGTAGCTCTCCTTGAGTATTTAATCAAGACTTACACCAACGAGGGCGACACCGTACTTGATAATTGTATGGGCGGCGGGAATACGGGCGTCGCTTGCGTAAACACCAACCGCAATTTTATCGGCATCGAAAAGCAAGACAATTACTTTGAAATTGCCGAGCAGCGCATACAAAATAGCCGCTCAACCGTTCCGTGTGAAGCGAGCCACGAAATCGAACCGCTCAAGAACCAAATAAACATATTCGACATTTTAGGGAGCAACCAATGAACCAAATCAGCTTTTTTGACGGTACGCAGCCGTTCCGAAACAATAAGCCGATACGCCTTATAGAGTTATTCGCCGGGTACGGAAGCCAAGCGCTCGCGCTGAAATATCTCGGCGTACCGTTCGAGCATCACCGCATAAGCGAGTGGGCGACGAAATCTATACAAGCATACAAGGACATTCACGCCGCCGCCGATCGTGCCGACTATTCAGAAGAATTGACGGTCGACGAAATAAAAGCGTGGCTCGTCGGCAAAATATCGCTCGACTACAACAAACCGGCAACCGAAGAGCAAATCAAGCGGTTTAGCGAAAAGGTCGTGCGTTCTATATATAACAATATGCGAGCGACGCGGAATATCGGCAGTATCACGCAAGCCGCCGCAAGCGACTTGGCGATAACCGATACCGACAAATTTCTTTATATAATGACGTACTCGTTCCCTTGCCAAGATTTGAGCGCAGCGGGCAACGGCGCCGGAATGAGTAAGGGAAGCGGAACGCGCAGCGGGCTATTATGGGAGGTCGAAAGGCTTTTGAGCGAGTGCCACGAGCTGCCGCAAGTGCTACTTATGGAGAACGTACCGCAAGTTGTGGGCGGCGGCGCGATAGCGGACTTTGTACAATGGCGCGAGTTTTTGGAGCGGTTGGGTTACAAGAATTACCACCGACTAATGAATGCAAAAGACTTCGGAATACCGCAGAACCGCAACCGTTGCTTTATGATAAGCATACTCGGCGACTACTACTATACATTTCCGAAAACGCGAGAATTAAAGTATCTATTGAAAGATTTTCTCGATCGGCACGTTGACGAAAAGTATTACCTTACCGATGCGAAGATAGAAATGTTCGAGAAGCACACGGCGAAGCAACAAGCGAAAGGTAACGGTTTCAAGTTTGATCCGACTGACGGGGGGGGGTACGCTAAAACAATCAGCACCCGAGCCGGAGGAAGAACGGACGACAATTTTATTATCGAACAAGGGAACGAAGCTCGAACGGACGACGACGGTCGCGTCGACGATATGTGCGAGGGACCGCAAGGGCTTCGGAAACCAAGCAATGAACGCGGTCATGGAACGCGGGGGGGGGCAGCTTCGGAATAACTGTCGGAAAATCGGCAGCATTTCAAAGAGGTCCACTCCCGGACATAAGCCGCACGATTGACACAAACGGAACGAATGGGGTGATATTATGCACGAACCAAGATGCAAACAAATAGGAAAGCTGACCGGCGACAAGTGGGAAAAGCTACATGACATAAGCCGCCGTGTCTACGGAATAAACGGCTTGTCGCCCACGATACACACGGCGGGGGGGGGTCGCAAGAATTGAAAATAATCGTCCCCGAAGCCACAAAAAAGGGCTACGACGTAGCCACTTATGGCGACAGTATAAATACAGCATTTCCGAACAGCAAAACGCGACGCGGACGCGTCGGTCACGGCGTAGCTCAAACACTCACAACGAGCGACGTGCAACAAGTGGTGGTCGAGCCTATGGCGTATGACGAACAAAACGGGCGCTTGCGGACAGACGGAACGGTCGGCACGTTGACGACGGACGGAAGCAGCCCGAAGCACAACAACCGAATTATAGAGCCGCTCGTGCGGGACGGCTTCAATCAGCAAGTACGCGCCGATAGCAGCGTATGCGGAACGATTACCCGAAATGTAGGGGCTGACCTAAAAAGGAACGGTCAAGGCATTATCGAGCTTTCCGATTATCGCTTTTATCAACAAGCGATCGAAACCCTACAAGAGAACGATTGCGAGCCGGGCGACACGATAGACGCATACAACAAGCGAGTCAATAAAGACGGCGTAAGCCCTACAATCACAACCCGACCGGACGGCTTCAAAACCGCGATACTGCCCGTTGTAACGGACGACGAAGAAAGCGTGGTATGGAATAACGACTTGGGCTGCTTTGTGGACGCAAAGACGGGCGAAATGATAGTAGGCGAACACGACGACTACCCCGAACCGCAAAAGCCTAACTGCCGAATACGCAAACTAACACCGCGCGAGTGCTTCCGTTTAATGGGCGTTAAGCGCGAAGATTACGAAGCGGTAGCAAAGCGCCAATCGGACTCGAGCCAATACCACCTTGCGGGCGATAGCATAGTAACGGCTTGCCTTATGGTTATACTTGGCGTATTGCTATCGCTTGACTACAATACCAAAATAACAGAGTTGACGGAGGAATTACTCGATGCTGACGAAACGAATTCGTAAACAAATAGAATGGCACTTCAAAAACTACCAAGCGGACGCGGCGTTATACGAGGACCGGGTGCGCGATATAGTAGACGCGGGGCTGACAGCCAATTATAGCGGCGTAGGCGGCGGGGGTGGTAACATAAGCAATCCGACCGAAAGCAAAGGACTTCGGCTGTTGGAGCTTGACACGGAGCGAACGTGGGCAACTGTCGTCCGCAATACCTTTATAGCTTTTCAATTCGAGCCGGAGCATAAAGTTATGGTCGAGCTGTACATAAAAGGGCGACCGCTCAAAGAGCTATTGTGCGACGGACTATGGGAAACGACATTCTACCGTTGGCGCGATCGTTGGCTTGAGTACGCTCTAAAATGGGCGCGAAAGTTCAATCTTTTATGATTACACACAAAGGCTGCGTGTAAATAGCCGATTTTATGTGATATAATAGTATCGTTGAAAATTCCACAAGGAGCTTTGCAAACGTGAAGCGAATACTTTTAACGATTGCGATAGCGGCGCTTTCGGCGCTGCTTTTTGCTTGTACGAATAAGAGCGCGCCGACCGAACCCGACGTCAGCGACAAAGAGCGAGCTATAATCGAGCTTGCTCTTTTTGATATACGCGACGAAGTAGACCCCGACAAAGCGGACGACGCACGGCTTTATTATCTATATACGGAAGAGGCGGCGTGGCTCGATTGGGAATGCGCGACCTACATATTGATTGTGGACGATAGAGCGGTTTGTGTCGGCACGCAAGAAAAGGGCGACGAGATACACTTCGTGGACGTAGAGGGAGAGCTTGTTTATGCAAGTAATTAACTACAAGATAGAGGACTTGAAGCCGTACAAGCGCAACCCGCGCAAGAACGACGGAGCGGTCGACGCGGTCGCGGCGAGCATCAAAGAGTTCGGCTTCAAAGTTCCGATCGTGATAGACGCGGACGGCGAAATCATAGCCGGACACACACGGTTCAAAGCCGCGAAGAAGCTCGGGCTTAAAGAGGTGCCGTGCATAATAGCGGACGATCTAACGCCCGACCAAATCAAAGCGTTTAGGCTTGCGGACAATAAGACCGCCGAGCTTGCCGATTGGGATTTCGAGCTGCTGCAGTTAGAGTTGAGCGACATACAGCTCGATATGACCGACTTCGGCTTCGATACCACGCTACCCGGCGAAGCCTACGAAGATAATTACGAACCCGAACCACCCGAAGAGCCAAAAGCGAAGCTCGGCGATATGTACAAGCTCGGCGCGCATACGCTGCTATGCGGAGATGCAACAAGTGCATTGAGCTATACAAATCTCGGGGGGGG